GAAAACCCTCACGATTATTACATCGAAAATATTAAAATGAATACTTATATGGTTGAGCAATCATTCAAATACGGAGTTACACAATTTATTGGGATTCTATCAACTTGTATTTATCCCGATACCGTTCCAAATTACCCGATGACTGAAGACGATTTACATTTAGGACCACCAACAATTACTAATTTTTCATACGGGTATTCAAAAAGGTCATTTGCCGTTCAAATAGATGCACTAAATAAACAACACGGAACCAAATATCAATATTTAACACCTTGTAATTTATATGGTGAAAACGATAAAATGGGTCACAATAGTCATTTTGTGGCCGCTTTATTAGAAAAAATAATGAAAGCTGAAAGTGAAAATAAAGATGAGATAATTTTATTTGGGACAGGAAAACCTTTACGTCAATTTATGTACTCAGATGATTTAGCTTGGGTGATAAATGAATGTTTAACAAAAAACATATACGAAAGTTTTAATGTTGCTAATAGAGAAAATCTTTCTATTAAAGAAATGGCGGAAATAACTTTAAAAGTATTAAAATTGGAACATATAAAAATTAATTTTGATACAACAAAACCTGATGGTCAATATCGAAAAGATGTGTCGATAGATAAGTTATATAATTTACTTCCTAACTTCAATCCATTACCTTTTGAAAAAGGTATAAAACAAGTTTATGATAAAATTAGTAAGTGATACAATAGATAAAGATGATATTAAACATCTTATTGAGTGGTTATCTCAAGATGAGATACCAAGGTTAACTAAAGGAGATTTAACAATTGAATTGGAAAAAAAATGGGCAAAAAAAATTGGTACCAAATATTCAGTATTTGTTAATTCAGGTTCATCCTCAATTTTTCTAACTTTAGCGGCTCTTCTTCAAAGTAATAAATTACGTAACCGCAAAATTATAGTTCCCGGATTAAGTTGGGCTACAGACGTTAGTAGCCCAATGTTATTGGGGTATGAAACATTTTTATGTGATTGTAATTTAGATGATTTATCTTGTGATTTGACGCATTTAGAATTATTGTTTAAAACTGAATCACCTTCAGTTTTAATTTTAGTTTCACCATTAGGATTAGTTCCACAAATGGATATGATTATTAATCTATGTAAGGAATACGATGTAATATTATTAGAGGATGTTTGTGAAAGTATGGGTTCAAAATTTAATGGTGAATATTTGGGGTCATTTGGTTTTGCATCATTTTTTTCTATGTATTTTGGGCATCATCTATCTACAATTGAAGGTGGTTTTATTAATACTAATGATGAAGATTTTTATCATTTATTATTAATGATGAGAAGTCACGGATGGGATAGAGATTTACCTAAAGAAAAACAATTAGAATTAAGAACTAAATACAAAAGTGATGATTTTGATTCTTTGTATAATTTTTACGTTCCGGGTATGAATTTAAGGTCAACGGATTTACAAGCATTTATTGGGTTACGGGCTATTGATAAGTTAGATAAATACTCAGAATTAAGAAACAACAATTTTAACAAATATAGAGAATTAATAAAATATAATGAATTGGATTTACTTGTTAGAGATACGGATTTTGTTTCTAGTTTTGCAATACCAATTGTTAATAAAAATAGAGATTTAATTGTAAAATCATTAATCAACAAAAATGTGGAAGTTAGACCATTAATTGCGGGTAATATGGCGAATAAACCTATGTGGTATTTAAAATATGGTAAAACTCATTTGGTTAATTGTGAAACAGTTAATCAATATGGGTTTTACATCCCAAATCATCAAGATTTAAAACAAGAGGATATTATTAAAATTTCAAACATAATAAATAACATATAATGAAAATAGCATTAATTACCGGTATAAACGGACAAGACGGTTCATATTTGGCTGAGTTTTTATTAGACAAGGGTTATGAAGTTCACGGAACCTTAAAAAGAAATTCAGTATCTGAAAATCAAACATCAAGATTAGATAAAATTTATGATAAGATTAAATTACACTACGCCGATTTAACTGACTTATCATCATTAGTTAGAGTGATAAGTGAAGTGAAACCTAACGAAATTTATAATTTAGCCGCACAATCTCACGTAAGAATTTCCTTTGACCAACCTTTATACACTACAAATGTTACTGGTATCGGTACTTTAAATATTTTAGAGTCAGTTAAATTAATAAATCCTTCAATTAAAATTTATCAAGCTTCTTCTTCTGAAATGTTTGGAAATTCAATAGATAACGATGGGTTCCAACGAGAAACAACACCTATGAATCCAGTATCCCCTTATGGTTGTGCAAAAGTTTTTAGCTATAATATTTGTCGTAATTATAGAAATTCATATGGTATGTTCATTTCTAATGGTATTTTGTTTAATCACGAATCACCAAGGAGAGGTACTAATTTTGTAACCAATAAAGTTTGTAAAGAAGCGGTTAAAATTAAACTTGGTTTATCTAACGAATTAATATTAGGTAATTTAGAAGCAACTAGAGATTGGGGTCACGCAAAAGATTATGTGAGGGCAATGTGGGAAATATTACAATTAGAGAATCCTGATGACTTTGTATGTGCGACAGGTGTATCACATTCTGTTCAAGAATTATGTGAATATGTTTTTAGTAAGTTAGAATTAGATTGGAAAATGTATGTCAAACAAGATAAAAAATTTTTAAGACCCGAAGAATTACACAATTTGAAAGGCGATTCTTCTAAATTAGTAAACGCCACCGGATGGTCACACGAATATACTTTTGAAAGTATGTTAGACGAAATGATTGAAAATTGGTTAGATTACTATAAACAACAATAATTTAAAAATGGCAGTAAGCAACAAAAACAAACCTAAACCAACCCCTGAGGTTGTATCAAAACCAATTAATAAAAAAGAGTTTATATCTCAGGTTATTAAAAAGAAAACAAAAGAAAAATTTCTAACAACAAATCAAAAAAAATATTATGAGACTTTGATTAGTAGTGAAGTAACTATTTGTTCAGGACCCGCGGGTGTAGGTAAGAGTTATATAACTATGAAAGCAGCACTTGATTTGTTGGCCGACCCGGAAACTCCATATGAAAAAATCATCATTGTTAGACCGGCTGTGGAGGCTGAAGAAAAATTAGGTTCTCTTCCCGGAAACGTTGAGGAAAAATTAGACCCTTATATTTTTCCATCATATTATTTAATGAATAAAATTATTGGGAAAGAAAATAGGGAAAAATTAAAAGACGCTGACATTATCGAAGTATTTGCATTGGCGTTTATGAGAGGTATGAATATTGATAATTCAATATTAATATTTGAGGAAGGTCAAAACGCAACTCCAAGTCAGATGAAATTACTTTTAACTAGAATTGGATTTAATAGTAAATTTTTTATTTCCGGAGACGTAGAACAATCTGACAAATACAAAAATAAAACACATAGTGGATTATGGGACGCAATTGAAAAATTTAGAGACGATAAAGATATTTCTGTTTTTGAATTTAAAGATAAAAAAGATATAGTTAGAAATCCATTGATTAGTAGAATCTTGAGTAAATACGATAATACAGAAGAAGATGAGAATAGCGATAGAGATTAATGGTGTTTTACGAAATACCATTGGTAAAATAGAACAGACATATCAAAAATTCTATATAGATAAAACTGAGGGTATTGAGGATGATGAATCGTTTAAATATGAAATGAAACTTCCGGTGACATCATTAGAACTGACAAACCATTTTGAGTTTCCAACTAAGGATGATTTATATTCTTTCCTATATGAAGAATTCCCTATGGAAATTTTTGGACATTCACAATCTACCGAATATACAACTTTTAATGACTTAAATGATATCTACATAAATTTACGAGATAATCACGATTTATTAATTGTGTCAGATGAAATTGGTAAATCTAAACCCGCGTCATTATTCTTTCTCTCTAAATTTGGATGTTTGATAGAAAAGGTAAAATTTTATAGTATATCAACAATAAATTCAATGTGGGATGAAATTGATATTTTACTTACATCAAATCCTACCTTATTATTAGAACATCCGGAAGATAAAATAGTTATAAGGTATCTAACGGATTATAATAAACATATCAACGTTGAAGATTCAATAAATAGTCTTAATGAATTTGAATTCGTTTTAAAAAAATATATATAATGTTACAAGTATTAGGTGAAAATTATTATTTAGATTTGGATAAAATTGACGATTTTGTTCAGATAAAAGATGTAAAACCTTCAACGGGTTCTACTGATGGGATGCACGTTAGTCTTATTAAATATGACACAATAAAATTATTATTAGAAGTTATTATGGATGAAACTGAAGATGTTGATGAACAATTAGGTGCTAAAGGTACTAATAACTTATCAGTACCATTTAAAATTGCATTTAATACCTTATTATATAAAAACTTATTAAATAAATTATAAAATGAATCAAGAACAAATTTCAAAATTAGAAAACTCTATTGAGAATATGAAAGATAAAAAATCAAGAATTTATCTGATTACTCAAGACACTAAAGGTAATGCTAAAGCGTCGGTGGCATATATATATCGTTTAGCTCTATCATTACTTAATGAAGGATATAATCCTATCATATTACACGAGACCCCTGATTATACCGGAGTTTCAAGTTGGTTAGGTGAAGAATATATGAAATTACCACATAAATCTATTGAAGGTCAAAACTTAGAAATATCACCAGAAGATTTAATTGTTATTCCGGAATTATATGGTTTTGTTATGTCACAAATTACAAACTTACCTTGTGGTAAAATTGTTTTGTGCCAAGCATATGACCATATATTAGAAACATTACAACCGGGACAATCGTGGTCTGATTTAGGGTTTTTAAAATGTATAACAACATCAAATAAACAAAAAGAACAGATTGAGTCTTTAATGAGAAATGTATCTTTTGATATATTAACCCCATACATTTCAGACGAATTTAAACCTCAAACATTACCTTCTAAACCTATTATTTCGGTTCATTCAAGAGAACCTAGAGATACCGCAAATCTAATTAAATCTTTTTATGTTAAATTTCCACAATATCGATGGGTTACATTTAGAGATATGAGAGGATTAACAGAAAAAGAATTCGCCAAAGGATTAGAAAGTTCTTGTTTATCAGTTTGGATTGACGAAACAAGTGGTTATGGTACATTTCCGTTAGAATCTATGAAATCCGGAGTACCGGTTTTAGGTTTAGTACCTAATTTAATCCCTGAGTGGATGACTGAAGACAATGGTCTTTGGGTTAATAATAAAATTCAAATGGTGGATTTCGTTGCCGATTATCTACAAAATTGGTTAGAGGATAATGTTAATGAAAATTTATATGTTGAAATGAAAAAAACAATAGACTCTTTACCAACCAAAGAATCATTTGAAACTGAATGTGTTTCATTATTTGAGAAATTCTTGAACACAAGAAGAGAATCATTTGAAGAACAATTATCTAAATTACAAACAATTGAATAATATGGAAGAAGTAACAAAATTTGACGTATCAGTAATACTACCAATCAAATCATCAAAAGTTAGAGATTTTGATGAATATTTTAAAAAAGCAATTGAATCACTACGAATTCAAAAAACAGAGATTAATGAATTAATTATCGTTCACACTAATGAAACTTCCTTGGTTGAATATTTAAATAATTTTGATTTCGGAGATTTACCTGTGGTAAAAGTAGAATGGACTAAAGAACCTAATTATTCGGCTCAAATTAATTATGGTGTTAGAAGTGCTAAATCTACTTGGGTTTCATTGTTTGAATTTGACGATGAATACTCATCAATTTGGTTTAAAAATGTATTGAAATTTTCGGAATCATATCCGGATGTTCAAGTATTTTTACCAATAGTTGTTGATGTCGACCAAAATACTAAATTCGCCGGATTTACTAATGAAGCAACATTTGCTGCTAATTTTACTCCGGAAATGGGTATCTTAACCAATGAAACTTTAATGGAATATCAAAATTTCCAAATTTCCGGAATGGTTATTAAAAAAGATACTTTTATTGATTTTGGTTTATTAAAACCATCTTTTAAATTAACATTTGGTTATGAGTTATTTTTAAGATTAACTTACAATTCGGTTAGAATTATGTCAATCCCAAGAATTGGATATAAACATATGAATTTAAGAGAAGGGTCAATTTTTTGGAATTACAAAAATGGTGAAGATGTATTAACACCTGATGAGGTTAAATTTTGGGTAGAATCAGCCAAAAAAGAATATTTTTTCATTAATGATAGAGCCATAAAATACGAACCGGTAGAAGTTTAATGGTTGACATAATTAATTTAACAGGAGATACGAATGTTGAGTTAAAAAAGAAAGGTAGAAAACCCACACAAACAAATTATTTTGATGTTAGAGAAGAGATGGCGGTTATTAGGTTTTTAGAAACTGAATCATCTGAAGAACGAAATAAAATATATAATGAGTTTTTAAGAAAACCTTTAGATAAAATGATATCTTCAATTATTAGAAGATATAAATTATATAGAAAAGATATGGACTTCGAGGAAATCCATATAGACACTCACTCATTTTTAATGACAAAAATTGATAAGTTTAAGCCTTCTAAAGAAAAGAAGGCTTACTCTTATTTTGGTACCATATGTAAAAACTATTTGATGGGTCAAATTATTAAAGACCAAAAAGACATCAATAGAAAAATATCTTACGAAGATATTTCAACTAATTTGGAGAATAATGAAGAGTATTCCTATTATATTGAAAATGATAATTTAGATTCTGAAAAAGTTATACATCATTTTTTAATTAAACTAGAAATATTTATTAAATCAGAAAACTTGAATGAAAACGAAATAAAACTTGGTCAAGCGTTGTATGATTTATTCGACAATTATGAAAATATTTTTGTTGGTAACGATAATAATAAATTCAATAAAAATATCATTTTACTCTCATTACGAGAAATGACTAATCTTTCAACAAAAGAAATTCGAGGTTCTATGAAAAAATATAAGAATATGTATTTTGACTTAGTTCAGAGTATGGTTAAATAAAATATGATTTTTAATATTTATTAATATGGCAAGACCGACAAAAAAAGAAATCAATCTTAGTAAGGAATCAATGTTAGCGTTGATGCAAGAAATCTACAATGAACTTGTGGAACAAAGAAGTACCGCTATTAGAATCCAAAATAAAATGCTTACTATGATGAAAGACCCGGAAGATATGACAGTCATAGGTCCGGTTATCGAAAAACAACAAAAAATAATCAATGATTGCGTTGAGAAAAAATTAACTCTTTCAAAATTACAATCCTCAATATGGGAAAAAACGGTTAACAGTAATGATGGGGGTGGTAGTTTTTCAATTACAGATTTAGGTGATGATGAATTATTACGAACTTTAATGGAAAAAGATATTTCCAAAGATATGGATTCATATAAATTGAAAAAATAATACCGTATGCCGTCATTAGATATTAACTTTGATTATAATAAAATTCAAAAAAGAGTTAACGCAACAAAATCATTTGGTGATGTTAAATCTCAATATAATGACGCAACTAAAAAAGCCGGTGAATCATTTGAGAAAACTAAATCAAATGTTTCAGAATCATTAACAAGTGTTAAAGAACAAACCAAGCGTTATCAAAGACAAGTTAAAAATCAATTTGAGCAACTTTTGGATTTATCCAATACTACAGGTGGAAATGGTAGTGGTTCTCCAAAATATATTAAAAGATTATTACTAAGAACCATTAAAAATGTTCAACCAAGATTACGAACAATCGTTATCAAAGATTGTTTAACTGCGTTAGGTTGTGACCAACAACAAACATATAACCCGGGTCCTGTTTATGTTAAAGTAAGTTCTATTGATTTATTTAATAGATTACTTATTGACCCCCAAGACGAGGTTGGAGTTATTATTTACGAAAAAAAATCAATTCAAATAGGTCAAGTTCCATTCTCAATGAATCGTGAGTTACATCAATTAACGATGAATCCTACGACAACCTATTCTCACGTTGGTAAATCAGGTCAAGATTTATTTGATATTAAATATTATGAATTACACCCTGTTTTAGGTACGACTGGTCCTTGGTTTGAGGTAACATTAAAAAATAGAAGTAATCCTTTAAAAGTTGGTGAATTTATGGTTGATTATTATGATACCATAAGAATGGCAGAGGATACTGATATTATTGCATCGATTATGGAATCATTATCAGGTGTAATCTCAATGAAAATTGATGCGGGTATTTCACAGGTGGAAAACGCTAGTAAGTTTGAATTAATCCTTGCAAGAATATTAGGATTGTGTTTTGATAATAGAGGAAACGAAATTGATACTAGTGGAATAGCTAAGGTACCTGAATTAGATGGGGCTATTGATGATGCTTTTTTTGAGTTCACAGAAATTGATTTACGTAATATTGAAACTCGAGTACAGAATATTAAAAATGGGGTAATCCAATTTGAAGATTGTGATAATATATTATTACCGGTTAATTTTGATGAAATAGTATCGGCATTAGGAACATTAAATTTTTATGAAGGAACCGAATTTGAAAATGCTGCCGATAACATTACTGATGTATTAGCTAATAATCCTGCTTGGATTGGTGCTGGTATTAACGTAAACCCACAAGTTGTGGTTGATACTAATTTTATTAAGTTAATCACCCACGGGATGATTAGTGCATTAATCACTCCAAAAATGATATTACCTATAATTGTGATGTATAAAGCCTTAGGTAATATTTTGGCGGATAGTATTACTACATTTACTGACTTTGCTAAAATATTTAAAAAATTCTTCATTAATCTTGTTTCTAAAGTCGGGGCGATATTTGTTGAGGAATTGTTTAAATTAATCAAGGAAGATATTTTAAAATTGATACAACAAATTATTAACGATATTGTTAAAGAAAAAGTGTTTAAAAAATACGCAATGATATTAAAATTAATCGCATTGTTATTAGCTATCGTTTCAATAATAAGTGATTATAGGAAATGTAAAAGTTTGGTTGATGAGATATTCGCGATTCTTAATTTAATTAATCTTCCGGGACTTGGTGGTGGAGGTATTCCTTTACCATTGTTATTTGCATCCCAATTATTGGATGGTTATTCAGAATCAAGAGCATTTATTGGTGTTATTGAGGAAATGCAAAGTTTGGGTATTCCAACCGGTGCAATGCCAAGTGGAGCCCCTAATTTAGATATTTTAGGAAAATTCGGACAAATGAAAGCAATGGCAACTGAAGATGCTGAAAATAATAAAGTACAAATCGCCATCGGACCATTAACAATTACACCGGCTATGTTAACGGTTCCGGCAAATGCTTACGGTAAAAAATTCTAATTATGGATAGAAAAGAGAAATCAGCAAAAATATTAAGTATAATCAATGATTATAAAAATTCATCAAATAAAGATTTGGTGATGGTTATGGACCATCTTCAAGAAGATTTTGAATTTACCAAAAATATGGTATTAAAAGGTACCGAACAAATTGATAGAATTGAGACAACATATAATATGATATTAAAAGAATATCAAAAACGAATGAATCCAAATGACAATAGATAACGAAAATAAATATCAAATATTATTTCCGGGGTATGTTTATGACAACCAAGACCCGATGATGTTAGGTAGACTTCGTATTATACCTGAAACGAAGAACTATCAAGATATTATTGCGTCAGTTCCTGATTGGAATGAAGAGACGGATAAATGGACATCTAAAGACCCGTTAATCTTTTTACCTTTATTACCTTTCTATATTAGTCAAACACCTAAAATAGATGAGTACGTTCATATTATTTATATGAATAAAAAATACCCATATAAAAATCAATTTTATCTTCAAGGTCCGTTTTCATCCCCAATGACTTCACCATTTGAATATTACCAAGGGGCTAAAAAATTCTTGGCAACCGGTGATAGAATCAAACAAGGTATGAGTTTGAAAAACCAAGACGGGGAATATCGTAATGATAAAAGTAAAGGGGTATTTCCGGAACCGGGAGATAATGCTTTATTGGGTCGTGGAACTGCCGATGTTATTGTTAAAGAAAATGAAGTTTTAATTCGTGCCGGAAAAACAAAAGAATTATCAAAAGATAAATTCCCGGTTGGAAATCAAAATAGAGCGTTTCTACAATTAACAAGATTCACTCAAACAAAAACAAATTTACCAAAAGAAACAAAATATAGATTAGTTGAGAATATCCAAATGGTTCAAAAAATGATTGTTTGGGATATTACAACATTAAACTCGAGTGCCGATTCATTTACCGGTTCTGTTAAACTATATAATCTAAAACCAAGTTCAAAAGTTAATACTCAAAATTTTAAGTTTGATACAATATTAGATTTAACTAGTGGTGAGGATTATGGTGCCGAATTGGAATCAGTTTCTTTTATGGGTAAACCTTTTACTGAATGTGTGAAAATTATTAATGATTTTATATCATTAGTTTATTCACCAAACATTTTATTTACCGGTATAACCGTTAATAACATTCAGAATTTAAGAAACGCATTTCCATTTATTGTAACCCCATCAAAACAAACCTATGAAACCGGTAAAAAATTCTCACCATCAACTGCATTACCTGATGTGTTGGAATATATCAATTATCGTCGTTTCTATAACAATATAAAACTTAATAACTCAAAAGAGGAAGGTTGGTTTTTAGTTTCCGGAAATAAAGGAGGAAAACCATTATTTGGACCTCAATCAGATTTAAAAGAAGAAAGTATAACCCCTTCAAAAATACAAAGTGAAGATATTAGTTATGGGGTATTAGGAGCTCAAAAAGTTTATTTATTATCTCAAAACTCAGGTAGTCCAAAAGGTATAATTAATTTATCTGATACCCTTTATGGTATTCCTCAAGATAGATTTGTTGGTGTTGGAGATACTTTATTTGAAAAGACATACTCTTCAGTTAGGGGTGAAGAATTAATCAAGTTAATTGAAAAAATTGTTGATTTTATGAACAATCACGTTCACCCTCACTCTAATATGGTACCGGATGAAGCGACCCAAGGTTCCAAAACAACCAAAACCAGTATTAACCAATTATTAGCCGATGTAAATAATACTGTTCTAAATCAAAATATTCGTATAAATTGAACCACCTTACAATTAATTATTGTAGGGTTTCTTGGGCTGACCGACTATTGTCTTTCATATCTCCACAAGCGTAAATTTCTGCCGTTCCAGCAGTATTATTTTTTGTAAAAGCAAAGTGTTTAATATTGTTTGCCGCTAGAATATCTCTATTATGTGTTGTTCCACAACTATTACAAGTCCAAACTCTTTGATTTAATTTTAATTCTTTATTTATAACACCACAAGAACACATTTTAGAACTAGGTTCAAATTGTCCTATCCTCAAAATATTACATCCATACCATTCGGATTTATAATCAATCATCTCATTAAATTTACTAATAGATATATCACTAAGAGCTTGAGCCAATGTATGATTTTTCATCATATTACCGGATTTTAATGTTTCCAAACATAAAGTATCAAAATTTGTAACCAAATAATGTGATGTTTTATGTAAGAAATCCATTCTTTTATTGGTTATTTTCTCGTGAAGTATTGCTAGTTTTTTAACGGATTTTAGTCTGTTATTACTTCCTTTTTGTTTTTTAGAGACTTTACGTTGTAATTTCTTTAATTTTTTTAATGATTTTTTTAAATGTTTTGGATTTTCTATTTCCATTCCGTTTGATAATGTTGCAAAAGTTTTAACACCTAAATCAATTCCTATGGCTTGTTTTTCACTCAATGGTTTTTTCTTTGGTAATTCTTGTTGCGACTCAACCAAAACAGAAATAAAATATTTTCCGGTTGGTGTTTTACTTATTGTACTGGTTTTAATTGTTCCATCAAAAACTCTATCAATCTTAACTTTAATATCCGTTTTAAATTTTGGTAAATTTATTTTTCCGGATTCAAAATCAATTATTGTGTTTTGTGGTATATTAAAACTTTGTCTGTTATCTTTTTTTGACTTAAATTTTGGAAATCCTTTTTTATCTTTAAAAAACTTGGTAAAGGCTTTATCTAAATTTTCTAATGACGCTTGTAGGGTTTGAGAATTAACCTCTTTTAACCAAGATGTTTCTTCATTTTTTTTAAGTTCGGGTAGGTCTTTTTTTAAATCAAATTTGGATAACCCTTTCCCGACTTGTTGGTAATGATGTATTTTTCGAGACAACCCATAATTATAAATCCAACGAGAACAACCCATATGTTTTAATATAAGTTCTTCTTGTTGTTTGTTAGGATAAATTCTATATTTATACGATTTATAAATCATCTTATATATAAATATCACAAATTTAGTAAAAGTTTAGATTTTTTATTAATTTTATCTAAAAAAAAAATATAAAAAAAGTTTTTAAGTTAGAAGATATTTATTGTTAAAACATTTTATGTCAATTAACAATTCCTATTTTAGTAAAAACAATACAATCATATCAAATAGTTTAACCAACACCGGAAGAAACCCGGTGACTGAACTATTTTATGGTTCGTTGGCGACATCACAGTACCCAAATGGTTATAGTCGTTTCATATTTGATTTAGACCTTACACTTCTTCAAGAAAAGGTTGCCGATGGAACAATATCTACAACTTGTACTGATGGTATGACCCACACATTAAGAATGGTTAATACTTCAACATTTAATCTTGAAACATTAAATACGAGTACTTCCCAAGGTAGATTACGTGCAACATCATTTGACTTAATTCTATTTAGAATACCGGATAACCAAATATGGGATGAAGGTGTTGGTTATGATTTTGCCGACTTAATTTACGATTATAGTAATTCAGATAAAAACTTCTCTACAAGACCTTCCAATTGGATTCAAACAACAACAATCGGTGGTTGGACTGAACCGGGTATCTATAACAATAAGAATACCGGAATGTTCCCTTATAGTGCATTAACAATCGTGGATACTCAACATTTCCAATTTGGTAATGAAAATATTTCATTTGATATGACGAATGAAATTAACAGTATTTTAACCGGTCAATTAACTAATGTTACCGGGTGGGGAATTGCTTATCTACCACAAGTGGAAAACCTAACAGGATTAACTGAGAACTACGAAGTACAATTCTTTACTAGACATACTCAAACATTCTACGAACCATTCTTAGAAACTAACTATGATGACTTAATTGAAGATGATAGAAATTCATTCTCATTAGGTAAAGTTAATAAGTTGTATCTATATCTTTATGAAGATGGTAACCCTATTAACTTAGACTCATTACCTTCAGTTTCTATATCCGATGCAAATGGAACACCAATATTAGGATTATCAACCCCTTATTTAGATGTGTGCCAAAGAACCAAAGGTGTCTATGAAGTAACAATTCCCCCTCTGATTGGATATCAAACCCCTTGTTCTTTTTATGATATTTGGTCGGAATTAACTTTAAATGGTTTTTCTTTACCAAATGTTACAAATTCATTTACAATTCATCCATTGAAAAAATCAATCCAAATTGGTACCACAACACAAGAACCGAAAGTTTATGGGTTTGATTTCTATGGAATAAAACAAGACGAGAAGATATACAACACAGATATTAGAAAAGTCGGAGTTGTCATTAAACAAGCTTATACCACTCAAAAATTATTACCAAACGTAGAAGCTTATTATCGGGTATATGTACGTGAAGGTCAAACCGAGGTTGAAGTTCAGGATTGGACTAAAATAAATAGAACACCAAACGAATATTACTTTATATTTGACACTAGAGACAAAATACCTAATGAATATTATATTGATTTAAAAGTGATAAGTAGTGGTGAAATAAATACATATAAAAAACAAATTAAATTCCAAATAGTAAATTTAAAGTATTTGGAATAATTAGATATTTATAAATAAAAAACATTATGGCAAATAGATATTTTACAGCAACAACTTGTAATGATAGTACCTCAATAACTTTCATTACGGATGATTTAATTATAACTGCAAACCCGATTAACAGAATTTATCAAGTTAATGATGGTAGATGTATCACAATATCATCATCAGGTGTAACAACAACAAATGATTCTACACTAACATTAGCATATGGACCATACACTTCTTGTACACAATGTATAACACCGGCCAATAGTGCAGGTATTACGTCAATAAATTGTACAAGTTGCGATTCAGTTGAATCAGTTACTGCAACAACTGTTCCTCACGCAATATATGTTAATTCTCAAAATCGTGCAATATCCCAAAATAATACGGTGAGTATTGGAGGTTTTAATGGTTTAAATAATTAAAAAGTTATAGGAAAAAAAATATTTAAAATGGAAAAATTAATTTTTTTCCATTTTTTTTTGGTGTTTATTTTTTTATTCGTATATTTGTCCAATAATTTTAAAGTTATGATAAAATTTTTAAAACGTAAAATAAAACGAAGAAGAGTTAGGAAAAAACTTTTAGAGTTAAAAAACTTTTATGATATTGTTGACCCGGGAAGATTAGCCGATATTAATGATTGTAAATTCATTTTCCGGAACGTACTTAGACATATTAACTCAATTTACGAGATTGCACCTTTATCATCACACAGAATAGTTGAGAATAAAAAATTGGGTATTTTTATAATACTTGATGATAAAAAAATAACAATAATTAATCACGTATGTTATTATAGTAATATACCATTAAGTGATAGAGAATGGAAAAAAATGATTAATATGTACGACAATAAAGTACAAGAAAATAGAATGAAGAGAATTGACCAAATGAAATCACAGGTTGAATATTCATTATCAAAACTAAAAAATAAAATTTTGATTAAAACAAAAAACCCCTCTTTAGAGTAGGGGTTTTTTATTCTAAAATAGTATCTTGGGTTATCTCAACCCATTCTCCAATAATTGGGACAATGGTTTTCTTTTTACCGGGAGTTTGATTTATATTATTACCTTCATCATCACTAAATGTTGAATTTGGGTGTTTTTTAATATAATTAGTTACTTTTTTTGCTTTGGATTCTATTTTCTTAATCTGTTTATTTGTTTCATCCATCGAACCATCATAACTATCGTACTCTAATTCCGGACTATCGTATTTGGATACCGGAATGGTAAACGGCCCCATCTGAGATTTTTTAAATTGTCTAATACCCAATTGCATTGGTGCGACATAAGAACCTCTTCCCCCGGAACTATCACCGGTTGCTTCTGTAATCTGTATTTTGTTATTTTTTTTCATATAATTATAAATATCTAAAAATACTAAAATGGAAGAACAATCTTTATTCGGAAAATTATTTGAATCTATCCCAATACAAACAGAACAACATTTGGATGCTATCATATCAACTATGACAAAAGAACACGGAATTTATTATTTAACACAAGCCGTTAAATACGCATATCAATCCGGAATATATTCATTGGGTGAATGTGAGGTCTTATCCAAAGCGATTAGGGTAACAAATAAAAAAGAGGACATATAGTCCTCTTTTTTTATATTTTAAGATTTTGATTATCTCAATTCTCTTAAATCGAATGTTCTAACACCATCAACTGTGATTTTACCATAGAAACGGTTGTTAACCATTTTCTTAGCGTAACGTGTCATTATACCTTTAATAGGTGTAAAGTTGAATGGGTTGTACATTGTTGGTGTTAATTGTAACGGTACGTACGGAGCGTAGATGTAACCTGTATCAAGTAACGATGTACCTTTGTGACCGATTAACACAGTGTTTGCTGGGAAGTAAGGGTCACGGTATACTTGGTAACGACCTGCTAATGTACCAACTCTTTCAATACCCATATTGTATTGGTCTTGCTCAGGAGACGCGTTAGATACGTGGAAGTATTCTAAATCGTCAAAGATAGCTGAAACCTCAGATGAAACTACAATCCAGTTAGCACCACCTCTTAATGTAGATTTGTGGATTTGTGCTGATAATTGGTTAATCGCAGTGATTAACGTTTGGTTCCAATCTTTTTGAGTATAAGAAGTTGTTGCTGATAATCTTCTCCATCCGTTGTAATCCCAACGTAATGTCCAAGCTGCACCTTTACGTAAATCACGTAAGATTTCACGGTCAATTTCTGCTGCAACTTGTTCAGATAATAAAGCTGTTAATTCAGCTTCAGCATCGATGTTGTGGAAAGCCGCAACGTCTTGAGCTAACTCAGGAGACCATTGTGCTCTTAATTTTCTTTCAGTAACAGAAACTGTAACAGATTCTAAATCGAAAGAAACTTCACCGATTTTATCTTCAAACTCTAACTCTTCGTAACGTCTGAAAGCCGCTTTAATTGGTGAGCTAGCACCTGTACCTGACCAAGCTGCTGTTGTAATAGTAGCTCCTGAATAACCATCAGGTGTTGATTGACCACAAGAAACACAAACCGGTACTTGAGTATCAATTTCTAAATAGATAACACCTGTAGCGTCACAAATGTTTTTAAATGAACCACCATTACCATCAGTAGGCCAAGTAGTAGTTGTTGTAGTTCCATATTGTGCAATACCTTTACCGTATTTTTGAGTTACAACTCTAAATAATAAATTACTATAAGTTGATGTACCTAATTGTGTTGCCACAGTTGAGTCAGAAGTGAATAATCTAAGACCTGATAAAAACTCTTCAGTATCCATTTCTTGACCGTTAGGTCCGATTAATTTTCCATCACCCGTAGATGAGAAACCTGACATAGCAACTAAAATTTTTCTAAATTCTCCCGCAGTATATGCTGATGTTACTAAATCACCATTAGACCACGCAACAGTTTGACAGTTAGCCGTAATAGCCGACCATCTACCTTTTGAATAGTCGAATAATCCTTCAGGGTCTAAACCTGGTTCAGTACCTTCGTAGAATAAATCATAAAGGTTTTTTTGGTATGCTCCTGCACCTGTATAACCATTAGTTGGATTACCAGGGTAATTACCCGGAGAACCTACCGGTGAATAGTGGTCACCTGATTGACTAATAGTTCCACCTGAGAAACCTTGAATTTTAGGTACAAAGTAGAATAATTTACCGATTGGTAAGTTCATTGCTTGTACTGATACGATTTCGTTCGCTAATAATTTAGAGAAAACTCTTCTTACAATAGGGAATACAACCGTTTCGAATGAACCGTTTGAACCTTCACCTGTTGCCTCGTTAATTAAGAAAGACGCTTGGTTCTCATATAACTGAGCTACGTTTTCTTTTAAGTGTCCTTTAAGACCTTCTAGGAATCCTAATTTATCCCATTTGTTGATAGTATCTTCTTTGATAACTTTAAGGTGTTTTAACCCAATATTACCAACTAGACCTGATTCTAATAATGCTCCCATTTTTTTGGTTTTTATTTGTTTTTTTAGTTTATTTATTATTTAATTTTTGACATTAAATCTTTCATTCTCAAGAATTGTGGATTCTCGTATGTTTTTGATTCAATTAAGTTAACTGCTGAACCTGTTGAAGGTGCTTTAGCGATTTTTCTTTCAAGTGATTCATTAACAGACTGAGTTTTAATTCCAACTTCTGATAATTCATTTTTAATTGTCTGATATAAATTTTTAGATTCTTTGATTGTTTCAACACTATCAAATCTTCTTAAAATGTTTATTTTTTCTTGTTTTGAAGTAGAATGTTCAGTAAATAAACGAGTAGCGTAAGCTAAGTTTGAATTAAATACCGCAACTTCATTTAATTTATTTCTAAAAATATCTAAAGCTTTTCTGTATTCTTCATTCTTTTCTCTTAAAACTTGTAATTCGGTATTTGAAGTATTTTCTTTAATTGATGAATTTACTTTAGAATGTGCTCTTGGTTTTGGTAAACCTCCTTTTCTAAATGCTGACCCATTACCTAATGTTCTTGAAGCTTCTTTAGTTTCTGTTTTTTTAACAGTTGAACCTTCTTTAGTTTCAGATTTTTTCACCATTTTATTTTTACTTAATTTACTTCCGGCGTTTTCACCATCTTTATAAGTAAATTTAGCTTTTCCGGTACCCATAGTTTTTGGACCTTCTTTCATTTTAGTTTTAAAACCTTCACCTTGATTTGGTTTTGAATCATATGAGAACTTAGGTTTTCCCATACCAACACCTTTAGGTTTGATTGTTGATTTTGACTCATAAATAGACTCTTCAATTTCTTCATCCATTTCAATTTCATAGACGATTTCTTCGTCCATTTCCTCGTCGTCAGATTCATACATTTCTTCATCCATTTCCTCATCATCTTCGTCATCAGAATTAAACATTCTTTCTACGATAGATTCAATTGACTCGTCCATTTCTTCTTCGTCTGATTCATAATCTTTATAGTGTCCGTCAACATCACCAATTTTATGACCATCACGTCTTTTAAAATCATCTTTGTTTCCGCCCCACTCTTCGTCCATTTCCTCATCCCAAGACTCGTCCATTTCTTCTTCTTCACTTTCGCCAACAATCATATACTCTTTACCTGTTTCTTCATCTTTTAGGTGGGTGTTTCCTTTGTCGTCTTTAGTAACAACAATATTATCATCCGGTCCCATTAATTGAAACACTCTTAAAACTTCTTCATCGTCTGCGTCAGTTAAATCTATGGTATCTTCGTCGTCCATATCTTCGTCGTCCATATCCTCAATATCTTCGTCGTCCATATCTTCGTCATCAATATCCATATCGATATCTATATTATCCATATCTGTATCATCATCCTCATCATCTAATTCATCACTATCCATTTCAATGTCAGCAATATCCTCAGAACCTGAAGGTTCTTCTACATCAATGTCAGTTTCAATCTCATCCTCGTCTTGTTCAGTAAGAGATTCTTTTACTAATTCTTTGATTTCTCGCGACATTGTTGACGCAAGTATTCCTTTTGCATTCTCAGCGACAGCTTCTTCCAAATTTTTCATTTGAATGATAGCCTCTTCAACTAAAGATTTTTCGTTTGCCATTTTTGTTTTAATGTTATTTTAATATATAAATATCTCCCATTATGAAAAAAGTTCAATTTTTACTAAATTCATAACAGGTTTTTATATTTCTATAAATATTATCAAAAAATTAAAAAGCATAAAAAAAGAGGACGATATGTCCTCTTTATTAAATTATTGAATAAAATTATTACTCTATCACTTCATCAATTTTACTTTCAACAATTGCAGTGATTCTCCAATCCATTGTGTAGTTTTCAAAAACTTTAGTAACTTTTGCCTCCACATCTGTAGGGTTGTACCCACTCACTAATTTTTCTTCTCTTTTAATTTTTACTTTACCGGATTCATTATCCACGGTCTCTAACGCAATTTTTGCAATGAAATACTTTTCGTCCATATTTTTTTCTATTTAGTTTAATACCCTAAATAATCGTTTAATTTTTTCATTAAGTCAAGAGATTTATTACCAGAATCCCCAACGTGTCTTTCAACACTCATTTTTTTCTCTTCTTCAAGATTTTCATCATAAAGATGTTTGTCTTCTTTATTTAAAAATAAATAAGCCCCCGGAGTTGAAGGTGAAGATACTAAGTCAAAACAAATTAGTTCAAAATCATCCTGAACTTCGTTTTGTTCTCCTACTTTTTTTAATGACCCAACACCTCTTGATGATATACCTAAAGTTACACCTTGTCTTAAATAGTTCGCGGCCAAATCACCTTTAGTAGAACAAATCCCACTTTCGTGAAATCCCGGAGAGGTAAGTAATTTAATTTTACCCATTAACACATTACCCTCCCACCAAACATCTGTGATAGCGTGAGAAACTCTATCCAAGTCAATTAAAGATGATTCAGGGTGATTTAACTCTGAAAGAGCAATTCCCTTATTAATCATCTTTTTATAATTTTCTGCTTCTCTTTTTAATATTTTTTCAGGATAAACACGACCATTTCTATTTGGTGTATTATATTTTTGTAATACAGCATAAAACTCAAATGGTTTTGAATGGTCTAACATTTCTCTAGATTCACGGATTATTTCAATATTTCTTGTTTCTGTTGGTGAAATATAACCCGCATCATATTCGATAAGAATACCTCTTCCTGATTCATTTGGTTGTAATATTTTTAAATTCATATTCAATGTTTTAATAATAAATATTAAACATTATCACTTTGTAACAATTTATCTTTTTTTGTTAGATAAAATTTGAATATTTCATTGTTCAAAAAGTTATCCATAAAAATTTGATTTGTAATATCATTTAACGTTTCTTTAATTGTTAGGGATTTAAAATCTATAGTATTATCGATTAGATAAAAATTAATTTCAAGATTCATAAATGATTTTTTATCAACGTTTAAACCACTTGACCGTAGGTCTAAATCAACTATAAATTTTTCGTCGAAGATTTTTTTGTTTATCGTCTTATAGACTGAGTGTTTTACATTTCTACTCATATTAAGAACAATTCTGTTCCAATTTTCACACTCAATTATTGGCTCCACCCAAGTTTGAATATTTAAGTAAAGTGATTTTAATGTTACCGAATCTACTGTTCCGTATAACACTTTTGCGGTTTTAAAACCCTTTAGTTGAGAGGTTTTCCCCTTCTTCATTCTTTTTCATATTATAATGTTTATTGATTATAATAAAAAAATAAGTATTTTTACCCCCGGAGTCAAATTTTACCGAATTTTGTGATATATGTAGTATATGATTATAGTTAAATTAGAAAATAATATAACAATTGAGAAAGCTTTGAAAATTTACAAAAGTAAAGTAATCAAAACAAGACAGAGTTCTGAATTAGCAAAAAGAAAAGAATTTAAAAAACCGTCAGTAATTAAACGTGACGGTCTTAATAAAGCTAAATATGTTCAGAAAAAATTTAAATCAAACAATAATTAAAGATTTTCTTTTAGTCCTTTAAGTTTGAAATAAGTTAATTTGTCATATTTTTCAGATAATACTTTAGTTAAAGTTTCATCTATTCTATTTTGCATTGTGGTATCAGTGCTAGCATTTTTCATTTCTGTTAATTTTGAAACCACGTCTTCTTTGATAACCTCAAATTCTGAACTTAATTTTGAATCATCTTCACTTAATAATTTTTTTAACTCTTCTCTTTCTGACTCATTAAGAGTTTCGATATAAGATTTAATAGTTTTATTAGCAACACTTACCATAGTACTTAATGGTAATTCAATACCCGTAGTTTCTTTAACCGGTAATTTTTTTAATGACTCAACAATAATATTACGACTTTTAATTTTTGATTCAATCGTTAATACATCCGTAGAAAATAATGTATCAATATTTTCATAAAGATTTTCTACCTGTTTATTACCAACCCAAGATTTAATTTTATCTAAATCTGAAGGTTTTACTTTATTAATTGTGTTCTCATACATCTTAATACATTCATTGATGTATTCTCTTGCATACGACTCACTTAATGATTTTGGGGAATTTAATTCATCATACAAGTAAAATAATTTACTTACATTTTTATTCTCCAAAACTAATTTTTTGAAATTTTTAATTTCATCTTTAAATGTATCGTTGGCGTATGATTCTAATAATACGTTCTCTATTTTTGATTTTAATATTCCGAATTTCATAATATGTTTTTATTATAAATATCAATCTTTTAGAAGTTTTCCTAATTGAGACTCAATTTCACCTAAAGAATTTTTACCCTTGGATAAATCAATATAAGAGGATTCTTCAATCAGACTATCATTTTCTAATAAGATTTTAAGGTTATCTCTATTAAATGATTCCGGAGTTAATTCTTCTTCTCCTTCCGGTGGTGTTTCTGCCCCCGGTGTTTCAGGAGCACCTTCCGGTGTTTCAGGTGTACCTCCTGGTGTTTCAGGTGTACCACCTAATTCACCACCTAAATCAGGTTCAGGACCTCCTCCGAAGTCTCCACCTCCAAAACCTCCTCCACCTCCCGGTGGTGCCGGTGATGATGGTTCTACACCACCTCCACTTGTTGACCCTGATGGGTTACCATATAATTTATCGATATTATCAAAAATACCGGTATGAGTAATAATTGTCGCAGTGTTTGTTAATTCAGCACCAACCGCTTTTTCAATACGTTGTTGTTGTAAATCTAGTTTAATTTCTTCGTCGGAGAAACCTAAAATATTTTTCTTAGCCCAAGAAACTGACACAGGTGCAATACCATCAATTGCAGCAACCGCTTGTTGATACAAATTAATTTTTTCTTTCCATACCTCAACTTTCAATAAATCCGCTTGTGTTGATGGGTTGATTAATGTTAAAGTAAAGTTTGATAACTCATCTTCAAAACCTAATAAAAATAAATGTATAATTGCGATTTTATTTAATTCGGCAACCATAGATTTTTGTATTTTATTAATCGTTCTTGCAAAACGAATATCCTGTAAAGATAAATTTTTACCATCACCAACAGTTTCTTCAAACCCTAAGAATGATTTTGGAACACGGAGTGCTGTAAGTAATTTCTTTTGGATATATTCGATATCAGCAATTTCTGATAAGTTTTGAGCTCCTTGTAAAGTTTCAATCGGCATTGTTTGTGCCGGGTCACGTACCGGGATAAAATAATCTTGGTCAACAGCCATCTGATTAAATCTCATATCAACATTACCTGTCTTAGCATCTACAACTTGGTCTCGTTTAAATTTGTTAGCCACACGTTGTACGTAAGCTTCAACATCCTTATCATCCATATTACCAACGAATACCTTGAATACACGTCTCTCCGGTGCCCTTGATGTTCTATAAATTAACATTGCATCCTCAGATAATAATAATTGCTTCCAAATACGTCTCGCTTTTTCCAACATAGAAGTACCATAAGGGAGTTTTCTATCATCACCTAATAATCTAAAGTGGGCGATTTCCCAAGAGTTAAATTCCATATCTTTAGCCTTCCATTTGAAACGGAGACCTTTGTTTTCAATAGGTTCCTCAATATTTGCTGATTTCGCAGCCATACCTCGTTCCAAACGTTCGATTTCTATGTTAGGTAATTGCATACATCCAATAACACCTTTATCAGAATCTAATTTAAGATATACAAAATTATCACCATATTTACAAGTATTTCTTGTCCACATAGTTAAATTTGTATTAATATCTAAAACATTATTAAACAAATCATCCAAGATTGATTTAACCCTTTTTGACTCGGAATAAATACGTAACATATGACCGGTTTCATCTACTGTGGTAGATTCTTCACCATAAATGTCTAAAGCTGCGGAAATTTCCGGAGTATACTCCATAGATTCATAATCATAAAATGACGCTAAACGTGTTGGCTCATAATAAACCGCTTGAGTATACAGATTACTCTCAATTTTAGTCCATTGGTTGGCTAAGTAATAAGTTTGTTGTGCTTGTAATTTTTCCCTTTCATATTCGGCTTTAGAAGTTGTTTTTAATAACTCCTTTTTATCTAATGAATATGTTGGGTAATCTTGATTTAATAACGAATTTGGACCAAAGGCTCTAGATAACCTCTGCCAAACTGTTAAATCTGTATTTTGATTATTTTCCATAATTTAAATTTAAATATTTTTTTTCCTATATAAATAGTTGTATAATATGTTAAGGGTATGTTGTTAGTAATTCAATTGGTTGATTTAATGGTTGTCCATATAATTTACTACCAATTGTAAATACTGACGTATATGAAGTTGTAAATGTTTGGTATATTGTTCCATCAGAATTAAGAATAATAGTACCATTAGAAGATACCCCGTTATATGAAGTGAACGCACCATTAAATAATAATTTATTTACCCATATAACACTACCAAAAGAAACTACATTATCAAATCCGGTACCACTATTAAATGTGTTGTCAATAGTACCATTTATATTTAATTTAATAATTCTATTTGCCGACACTCCACTATATGTTGTAAAGAATCCAAAGGCGTAGAACGACGTTTCCCCGGATATTCTCATTAATCCATTTGGTTGATAAATAATTGTATTAAAACCTGTTCCACCACTAAAAGATGTGTCAATAGTACCATTAGATAATAATTTTGTGATATGGTTCGGAGTTGACGTTCCATTATAAGAACTAAAGTATCCTGATATAAACATAGAATCATCTGAATTCATTAAAACTTCAACTCCGGTATTATCTAATCCTGTACCAACTACAAATGTTGAATCATAAGAACCATTACTATTTAATCTTGCAATTCTTGAACTTGAAGTTCCACTATACGAACTAAAGAAACCAACAACAACTATTCGACCTAACGAATCTATTGCCGTTCCTTCTGTAAAACTATTAAATCCTGTACCAATATTAAATGTATTATCAATTGACCCATCAGTATTTAATCTAATAATTCTATTTCTGGATACGCCACTATACTGAGTAAAAGTACCTGTTGCAATTAATTTTCCATCAGGTTGTTGTGTCAATGAATTATATAAGAACGGCCAAGGACTAATATTAAATTGAGTACCACCTGTAAAACTATAATCAACAGTTAAATCTTGATTTAATTTAATTATGTAATTCACAGATGTGTTATTATAAGTGTAACCGGTAAAGAATCCATATAAGTAGGACGAAGTAGTATTGTCTACTTGGTCTGTTAAATAAAAATAATTAGGACCACCAATACCCGATAAGTTTTGACTAGTAAATTGGAATATTGGAGTTGGTGTTGGAGTTGGAGTAACCGTTGGTGTTACCGTATTAGTTGGAGTAACTGTCGGTGTTACAGTACTTGTTGGAGTTACTGTTGGTGTTGGGGTTAAACAAGGAATTACTAATGTACAAGTTTTATCGTAATTAGGTAAATAAATACTAAATGTTCCGTAGTAATATTCTGATTGGTAATTATATGGCAAGATAACTTCACCAATATTAATACTTCCCCCCGAACAAGGGAAAAAGATAATATCGGCGAATTGTCCGTTGTAATTTGTTGTTAATATTTCTAAAATTGTACCCATATATTATATTCCTCCATCGGTTATTGTCCATTCGTAACCACCACTACCTGTTGAACCGGTCAAGATTGCCTTTCCTGCAGAACTTGCTGATGTATATTTAGCCGAACCAAAATTAATTGTTAATCCGGTTTGTGGTGTTTTTGTTGGCCATCCATTATAAATAGAGTCTAAGTTTGTTGTCGATAACGACAATGGTGTTTTACCAAACATAAAAGATGTGAAATTAGTTACTCCGGAAATATTCCAATTCCCAATGTCTTGATTAAAAGATGTAGAAGATGATGATTGGAACATTTGACTCATATTTGTAACATTTGAAACATTCCATCCGGATAACGATTGGTTAAATAATGGACATAAATAAAACATTCGATTCATATCCGTGACTTTACTAACATCCCAACTACCTATTGGTTGATTAAATTGGTTTGCCGTCACAAACATCGCCGCCATCGTAACACCGCTTGTTGTGTTTATTGTCCATCCACTGATTGATGGTGACCCTGCATTATTGAAAACAATTGCGTTAGTAAACATACTATTAAAGTTAGTAACTTTTGATACATCCCAATTTCCAAGATTTTGATTGAATACTGTCGCACCTGCAAACATTGAGTTCATAAGTGTTACCCCCGAAACATTCCAATCTCCAATATTTTGGTTAAACAATGTAGCATTATTAAACATAAAACTCATATCAGTTACACCGGACACACCCCAATTCCCTATTGGTTGATTAAACGACGACGCATAACTAAATGTTTGTGTCATCGTGGTTACATTATTAGTATTCCATCCTGATAGTGGTTGATTGAATGATGATGCAAACCGAAATGTCATATTCATATTTGTAACATTAGATACATCCCAATTATTGATAGGTTGATTAAATGGTGTAAAACTAAATAATCCTCTTATTGATGTTATACCTGACATAGTCCAACCACTAATCGATGGTGACCCTCCATTATTAAAACTTGTTGCACGATAAAATAATGAGTCAATACTACCATTAACGTTTGATAAATTCCAATTACCAACATCTCTATTAAAATATTCCGACCCATAAAACATTGATGAAATATCCGCACCATTCTTAAAAATCCAATCACCTATACTATTACTTCCACCATTATCAAATTTTGTTTCTCTAAACGCATATGCAAAAATATTAATGTTACTAACATCCCAATTTCCAATATTGTCATCCCAATTAGTACAACCTCCGAACATTGTATTAATATTAGTTATGTTAGAAAGATTCCAAGAATTAATATTATTTATTGTTGTAATAGATGAACAACCGGCAAACATAACCGATAAGCTAGTAGTTGTTGATAAATCCGGAGTATCTGTAACACCTGTAAGAACTAAATTACTACATCCATAAAAATTACTACTTACTGACGTTGATTTCCAAGGACCCCACCTTAAAATTTCTCTAATTTTTAATTTGTCACCGGTATTATTAAAAGACCAACCATTTAATGTTCCGTAAATTGTAACCGTATAATCACCCGGAGTTGAGTAAGTGTGTGTTCTATTTGCGTAAGAGTTGGTTGATGTAGAACTATCACCCCAATCTATTGTTCCCGAATATGTCCCGGACACAGTATATGGTAAAGTAATATTTTCTGTCGCACCTGTTGTTCTCCATACTGAGACAAATGATTGTGGTGGTGTGGTTGATGGTGTTATTGTTGGCGTGACAGTGTTAGTCGGAGTTATTGTTTGAGTCAACGATGGGGTTGGCGTGACAGTGTTAGTCGGAGTTATTGTTTGAGTCAACGATGGGGTTGGTGTTGGAGGAATCCCCCCATTTACCTCAATTGGTTTAGGTAATACCTTAGTAAGACCTTTTATTACTTTAACATTATAAATTCCTTGACCATCAACATTAAGTTTTGACCCCGCTAAAATATTACCTGATTTTTTTCGAGTAACAAAATCCCCACTTTTAATGTTGTTATCAACTAAAAATTGATTAGGTTTTATTTCTTGGTTTAAATCTAAGTTAATGTTAACGGAAACATCAATACTTCGTTTTCTATCACTAAATCCCATTTATTCTTTTTAGATAAATATTATCTCATACCAAATAACCAACCATATCTTTGATAATCTTCTCGACTAAGTTGTTGTCCGTTAAATTGGTTAATTCTATCTTGATAATGTGGAATTACTGGGTCAAAATGAATATGCTCTTTAACCGTTTCATTATTACTAACAGACCAAGACTCTAACATAGCCTTAGTTTGTTCTGTAACTTTAGTTAGTTTAGCAAAGGATGATTCCCCCACGTATGTTGCCATCGAAATAGACATAATCATATCATCGTGATGACCTTTTTGGTGGTCAGGACGACCATTAATATAAACAAATGTATTCATCTCGTTATATAAACGAGAACTATAAATTCTAAATTTGTGTCTCATCGCTTCCTCAAACGAGGCGATGATTTGAACACGTTTATTATTAAAGTTAATTCCCGGGATTTTTTCTGCTGCCTTAGGGTCATATTTCCATTGATTACCTAATTCAACACCGTCAACATATAAATCCTTATAGTTCATTTCTTGTAATTTTCTTGATGTTGCAACACCCATACCTCCGGTAATATCAATAACAACATATGCCGAATATATTTTAGCCCATTTAAAACAAATTTCCGCCATAGTATCAGGAGGTAATTTACCAACGTATTCCGCAACTTGTTCTCTTTCGTCAAAATCTATAATTTGGAACGAACTAAAATCTTCAGAATCCCCGCGGGAAACATCGACACCCATAATATATTTGTGTCCGACAACCGGTTCTTTCCAAATCCAAAGAGCATTACCCATTAATTTTTGTATAGGTTCTTTAACCATATTCTCACGGATATTTTGCATCATTAAAGAATCAAATACGTTGTCTCCGGAACCTAAGAAGTTACACTCCAACTCCTGTGATACTTTTCGTTTATCGTATTTTAATTTTTTAACCATTTTTTCAAACCATTCAGAACAAGGTTTGTATCCATCATCCATTAATAGTTTAACCTCATCAAAGTTTCTTGATTCGTAGGAACGTGTACTCCAATCAATAAATTCATTCGGATTGTACTCTTCTTTATTCAATAAGTAATGAATAATATTATCGGTTTTAACAAAAAATAAATCTTTGGTGTATCTAGGGTCTCGATACCAAAACATTTCCGTAATTTTAAAATCATTCATATTACGTAACGCTTGGTCATAAATTTCATAATAAATTGGGTCATATCCATTAGGGGTTGATACAACAATTACCTTACCACCGGTTGATAAGGACGCCATACAAGCAGCCCAAAAGTCACTATCAGCCTCGATGAACGCCGCCTCGTCAAATACAAGAATTGTAGGTGTAAAACCACGCAAGGCATCCTTAGATGTTGCAACGGCTTTAACCTCACATCCATTTGTTAATTTATAATGTTTTTGAGAATTTTTGGTTTTATCAAAACCAACTCCGGTCCAAGACGGCCATTGTCCGACAAACGCACGAATTTTGTTGGCCATCTCCAAAGAGGTATCCAACTTATTCGCGATAATTAATATTTTTTCAGGAGTTTCTTTTCTTGCGAAAACCAGTCTTTTAGACATCCAAGCCGCGGTAACTGTTGATACCCCGGCTTGTCTGTATTTTAATGCTATGTTTTCATTGTAGTTTTCATAATCATCTAATAGAGTAATTTGGTCCGGAAAAAGTTCTAATGGAACATATTTTTTTACCGTGTTATCATACGTTTCTAAGTAAGTTCTTAATGCGTATTCAGTATCTCTATTACATTTTACGTATTCAATTAATACTTGTTCTTTAGTTAAATTCGACATACATACGTTGTCGGTAATTTTTTTAGAATCCTAATGAAGACAAATCGATATCATCTAAATCGTCAAAATCATCATCGTCATCACCATAATCATCATCGTTTTCATCGTCATACATTTTTGTCTCGTATTCGTGTTTTTTAAGAATATCGACGATTTCATTAACCATTCTATCAATTACCTGTTTTGCTTCTGGTTTATCGGCTAAAATAGCGTTAGCCAAGTTTAGGAATTGTCTCGCGTCTAATTGAGACAATCTCATAAATAAATATTGTTGAAGATGTCTTTGGTCGTCTTCATATAATTTGTCAGGCCAAGCGTCTCTAAATTTCTCCCAAAAAATAGGACCTAACCTTGAATCCCAAATTTCCGATGGTAAAGAATCCTCAGCACTAACAACCATATTTCTTTGAACCGGGTCGTTAGGTAATCCTTGGTCACCATATAAAGAATAAATACCTTTAACAATTTCGTGAACTAATAATGGGAAAGTAACCGCCTTTGCTTTAATTGTTGGTGGGTCAGTCTCAGGGTCTGATTCTGATTGTCCTAATTGACCACCACCTGAACCAGCCATTCCTTCCATATCAGGATATAACCAATATAAATGTTCCATTAATGATTGGGTAACACCATATAAGTTTAATAATTGAGGATTTAATCTATTGATTTCATCACTCACTAATACGTACATATGCCCACCTTTAAAAGCCGCACCTTGAACTAATGAATTAATCATTCTTCTCTTAGCTTTTTCTAAGTTGAATTTTTCCATAGCATCCATAAAGTCTTCCATCTCTTCCTGATGTTCTTCACCTTCCTTAAATGCTTCTTCAACATCTTCTTCGTCCGGTTGTTGAGGTTGTGTTTGCATTCCTTCTGCGGCACTCATACCTCCACCAACTAATTCAACGTCAAATTGTAATTGACCTTCAGGGATACCTAATTCTTTTTTAACTAAATCGACGGCTAAATTTTCAAGATATTCTTTATGTTGTGATTGAATCATAACAATTTGTCCTAAACTACCCATAATGGAAGAAATTAATCCCATAAAGGCGTTATTACCTTGGATTGGTCTAGTATCACCTAAAAATTGTCTAACTTTCTCAACAGAATCTTTAAATCGTTGAGAAGAAATTAATTCAATATAATCTCTATCACCATCAGTTGGTAATGCCGGATGTTCGTGATATGGTGTTCGTTTTTGAGTTATTTGTCTCTCAATCCCGGGTTCCATTCTTTCAGGTCCTTCATAATCAATAGGTGCCTCACTTAATCTACGATTAATCTCATTTAACATCTTAGTTTCGTTTTCGGTCAATCCTTCACTGATTAATTTTTTATCTAAGTCACTTTTGACTTTTAAAACGTTATCCATTTTTAAATTTGCACTCATATTATTTGTTATTAAGACCTATTGCGTTAAATGTTAAAAAACTTGGTAATTCTTTCTTTTGGGCTTTTGGAGCACCTTTTTTATCCGGATTAGGTTGAAATGGGTGTTTAGGTCTTGGAGTTGTACCGGGTTTAACTTTAGGTTTGACCGGTGCAGTTTTAGTGTCCTCATCCATTTCAGTTTTTTTAGCCTTTGGAGCCCCTTTCTTATCCGGGTCAGGTTTAAAAGGATGTTTTGGTTTTACTCTTTCTTTTTCTTTTGGTTTTGCAGGTGCGGTTTTAGTATCACCTTCAATTAAATTAACTAGTTCTTTTTTCGTCATCTTTGGTGTAATGTGTTTTTCCACTAATCTTAAAATTTGTTTTTCAATTTCGCTTTCCCCAAAAGTTGGTTTCGGACCCATTTGATTAAGTTTACTTTTCATAACTTTATTAAACGCACCACCTACCATATCTTTATAACCTTCATTGGTTTCTTTCTTTTTCTTTTCAGGAAGTTTTGCAAAGTTAGTTTTTTTTGCGAATTCATCCGCCATTTTACACCATTTTTTTTGTTCTGTTGTTTTTCCATCACCACATTTAGCGAAGAAATATTTTTGTTGTTTTTTTGATTCAAATTTTTCGTCAATTTCTTTTTCCTCAAACATACCCATACCATCAGCACTTGCGTCCGGGTCTTGGACTAAATCAATATCATCATCTTCTTTAACTTCACCTTCTTTGGTAACTGTTACAGACCCATCCGTATTAATAGTAGTCGTTCCGGCAAAACTTTTACCTTTCGCCTCACTATTACTATACGTTGTTTTTTGAACATTTTGAGTCACAGCCTCGTCAGTTTCTTTCTTAGATTCCAATAATCGATTAAATAAAATGTCGACTTGTTTATCAGACATTTTATTTAAAGTAGAAGCTTTGATACCTTCTTTAACTAATTTTAATTTTTTCTTATTAGTGTTCATATTTTAATGTTTTTTCAAATTCTAAAACGAAATCTCGTTCATATAATTTATCTTTGACTGATTCTTCGGTTTCACCGTATTTAAAAACCAATCGTTTTTGTTTAGCAAAATCGATATCACTACTATCGTTTTCGTATGCTAAAGCAATAATACCGTCAATCGAATCTAACATCGTAAAATAGTCAGAGTTTTGAATTACTGACAATGTGATTTGGTCATTCTTCAAAACTCCTACTTTTTTTATGTGTTCTAAATCCGGTGGAAGTGGGTTTTCATTTGCTGGAGATGACTCCCAATTTTCTCCCCATACATCTTCCAAATCATCCGAAAAAATAAATTCGTATATGTTATCTCCTTTATAGTTCGGTCCTAATTCATTAACATATATTAAATAATTCATTATATCACCTGACCTTTAGTATTTACTCTATATTGTTTTCCATCCATTTCAAATACTAAATTTTTCTTATTGGTTTTACCAACTAATTTAGCTTTAGGATTTGAATTTAAAAATTTAGTCGAACCTACTTCTTGAGAAATACTTTCAGATAATTTTTTAATTTTTGATATTTTTTGTTTTCTCTCCTCTTTTAACAATTTTTCATTTCTTTGTTTTGATTCGATTAATTGTTTTTCTTTTTCGTCAATTTTAAAATACCCTTCGATAATTTTATCAACTTTTGACTCAGTAAAGATACCTTCAATCATATCTTCTAAATGACCTGCCTCATCATCCTTAATATCAGGATGTCTTAAATTTCTATGTTTCGGGTGTCTTGGTTCAAAATCAAAATCTTTCTCAAAATCAATTTCTTTAAAATCATCATCGTCATAATCACTGAATTTGGATTTAACTTCAAAATCATCAAAACCTTCCGCCATCTCACCTTCTAAATCCGGTGTTGGAGTTGGTTCTCCCTCAGGTGTTGGTTCTTCACCACCCATTTCATCAGGATTAAATCCTCCCATATCACCTTCATCTTCAACACCTTCAAATTTGTTCATAATTTCTTCCTTATCCTCTTCATCTAATGAATCTAAATCTAATGAAGATAATACAGAATTAATAACATATTTAATATCATTTGAACTCATTTGTTGTCCTTCCTCAGTTTCACGATATTCTCTAATTCTTTGAGCTAACCTACCTGTGATTTTTTGAATAAGTTTAAGACTTACCGGTTCATTATCCTCTTCCATATCAACATCTACATCAACGTCAACATCATCAATCGGTTCCTCAGGAGCCGGTGATGGTTCAGGAGATGGTGCGGGTGCCGGAGCGGGTGCGGGTGCCGGAGCGGGTGCAGGTGCCGGAGCAGCTTGTTCTGATGTTTCACCACCACCCATTTTTAAAATGTATTTAGTTGCTTCTTCAGGACTTTCATAAAATAAATTAACATTTTTATCATTACCTTCATTAATGTTAACCTCTTTAGCAACTAAATTTAAACGTTTGAATGCTTGAGAATATGATGAATAATATTTTCTATTTTTCATTGGTTCTATATAATCAAATTCATTAGTTGATTCAGTTAAACTTCTTTTGATAACGTAACCATTTTTTTCCTTATCGATTCTATAAGTTCTACCATCAGCTAAAACTTTTGTATACTCAGTTGATTTGTCTTCATTTATAGGCGTAGGAATATTTTCTTTGTATCTAGCGATTTCCATAATACGTTGGATTTTTTCCAAACCTTCAAGTTTTTCGCTACCAATCGGTTTTAAATTGTTTCCCATTTTATAGTGTTTTTTTCGGAATTATTTTATATATAAATATATTCGGAATTAAAAATGTTATAATTCCATTAGGTTTATTATTAATTATATTGTTTTTTCGGCTAAAGAAAGTTTTTCATCTTTATATTCAGTTTGAAAATCAAAAAGTTTTTGGATATAACCGTTTCGTCTTAAAACTTTAAAAACTAAATTTTCATCGGACATTTCACCACCTTTTTCTAACCCGGCAGTTCTATATTTCTTAATCTTATCTTTATACTTATCAATTAAATCTATAGCAACATCCAATGGTTCTTTTTTCGCGTTTTCAATAACCATATCAATTTGGTTCATCCATTGTTGTGACTTCTTCTTGATTAGTTCAGTATCAATTTCAGTATTATCTATTTTAGGTTTTGTTATCCATTCATCATATAATACTGAGTATTCACCACTACTAAAATGTGATTCTGATTCATTTTGAACATATAACTCAACATCGTACCCAAAAATGGTGATATTGTGTTTATCGTTAAATAAGGTTTTTTTTAATTTGAATAGCTCTTCATACAATGGTAATTCTCTATCTGAGAATTGTTCAAAATCAACGATTATATGTAAATCAATATCTGAAAATTGAGACCAATTATAATTAGCTAAAGACCCGGTCATCATTACATCTGATACTATCACATCTACACCTAAGAAATCTATAAATTCGTCGGCAATATCGATTAGTCTTTCTCTGACTTTAGGTCTCATAGTTTCCATCTGTCCTTTTGGGTCGGACATAGTTCTTTCATTAGGTAAAACCCAAATCTTAGGATTTAGTTTATCCTTTAAATGAAAACTTGATAAAATACTTTTTAAATTACTCATTATCCATAAATACTTTAAAAAGTATAATTGTTACAATTTTTTGTGTTTGTAAGTTTTAACTATTTTTGAGGAGAAGAATTTTCCTTGAGATTCCGCCATTCTGAATTGAGTATATATTTGATGAGGAACATCATCATACTCGTACTTTAATCCGTTGTTAAATTCCACAACTAATTTTTTTGTTTCAGTGTCGTATTCGGTTTTTTTTACGTTTGAAGATTTAATTTCATTAATTATCTTCGTCCCTTGAATTGTTTCTTTTAGTATCGCCATCTTTTAAAGGTATTTCTAAATCAATAATACGAAGTCTTTCTTTTAAGTAATCAGCGTATTCATTAAAATCTTTTATATCAAAATAATCTTTTAATAAATGAAAAACTCTGGTTTGCTCATCAGAATATCTTTGAAAATTTCTCATTATATCTGTGGGGTAGTATGGTGGTTTCTCTAAATCCTTTTCAGTCCAACCCTCACGTCTAAATGCGTGACGTAATTCACGATAAATTGATTCCAATTCTTTCAACTCATCGATAACTTCCAAATATTTTTTCCAACCGCTTTGTAATTTCATATCAATAAATATTTGGATTTAAAAAAAATATGTTTATCTTTGCATCATAAATTATTAATTAAGTAAAAAATTATGACAGATTCATTAGATGGTGGAGCAAACGGTGGTAATAAAGCAGTCAAAACAGACTCTTCTACACCAGTATTAGATAATTTTAGTAGAGACCTTATTAAATTAGCCCAAGAAGGAAAACTTGACCCGGTTGTTGGTCGAGAGCGTGAAATTACTCGAATTGCTCAAATTCTTTCTCGTAGAAAGAAAAATAACCCAATTATTATTGGTGAACCCGGATGTGGTAAGACTGCGATTGTTGAGGGATTGGCCATTAAGATTTTTGAAGGTGATTGTCCAAGAAATTTAATGGATAAACGTATTGTATCATTAGATATGACTTCAATTGTTGCCGGTACCAAATATCGAGGTCAATTTGAAGAAAGGATGAAAGTAATTATTGAGGAACTTCAAAACGCCCCAAACATAATTGTATTCATCGACGAAATTCATACAATCGTTGGAGCGGGAAATTCATCCGGTTCAATGGACGCATCAAATATTTTCAAACCTGCACTTGCCCGTGGAGAAATTCAATGTGTCGGAGCAACAACATTAGACGAATATCGTAAAAACTTTGAGAAAGACGGAGCGTTAGAGAGACGTTTCCAAAAAGTAATTGTGGATGCCGCGACCAAAGAAGAAACCTTAATTATTCTTCAAAATGTTAAATCAAAATATGAAGATTACCATAAGGTAACTTATTCTGATGAAGTGCTATCAACTTGTGTTGATTTGGCGGACAGATATATCACCGACAGAGAATTCCCGGATAAAGCTTTTGATATTATTGATGAGGTAGGAGCGAGAAGTCAGGTTGAAGTTAAACTACCGGAATCCATCGAAAAACTTAAACAACAAGCCGCGGATATCAAACAAGAAAAGATTGATGTTGTTAAACAACAACGTTATGAAGAAGCAGCCAATCTTCGAGATAAGGAAAAACGAATCCTTAACAAACTTGAAGCGGAAAAGAAAAAGTTTGAGGAAGAATCCTTAAACAATAAAAAAGAAATTACCTTAGATTTGGTTTATGAAGTGGTTTCCAATATGACCAAAATTCCGGTAACCAAAATTAATTCAGATGAAACCAAAACATTATCTGAAATGGAAAACATTCTTTCTGATAAAGTTATTGGACAATCTGACGCGGTTTCAAAAATTGTTAAATCAATTAGAAGAAACAGAGTTGGTATTAAAGACCCAAATAAACCAATTGGTTCTTTCATCTTCCTTGGTTCAACCGGTGTAGGAAAAACATATTTGGCAAAACAACTAGCCAAACAAATGTTCGGTAGTGAAGACAATATGATTCGTGTTGATATGTCCGAATACCAAGAGAAACATTCTATCTCACGTTTAATCGGAGCACCTCCGGGATACGTAGGATATGATGAAGGAGGACAACTTACCGAACAAGTAAAAAACAAACCTTACTCAGTTATCCTTTTTGATGAGATTGAGAAAGCAAACAAAGATATCTTTGGTTCACTACTTCAGGTATTAGACGATGGTCACCTTACCGATGGTATGGGTAGAAAAATTAACTTCAAAAATTGTGTTATCATTATGACATCAAACGTGGGGGTTAAAAAATTACAAGACTTCGGTTCTGGTGTTGGTTTTAAAACCGGTAATAGTTCATACGCGGAGGAAGAATACAAACGAGAAACATTGAAAAAAGAACTTAAAAAGTTCTTCACCCCGGAATTCTTAAATAGAATTGATGAAGTTATCATCTTTAATTCATTAGGTAAAGATGAGGTTAAGAAGATTGTTAAATTAGAATTAGATAAATTATCTAATCGATTAATCGGACTAAAATATAACATCACTTTTGATGATACTATTTTAGATTTAATCTCGGAAGTTGGTTTTGATGAAACCTATGGTGCTAGACCAATCAAACGAGCAATCCAAGATAAAATTGAGGATTACGTATCTGAAGAAATTATCAAAGGAAATGTTACCGAAGACACCCCTTACTCATTATGTGTTGTAGATAAGGAAGTGAAACTTCAAGAAGTAAAAAGTAGTAAAACAAAAAAGGGGGATAAATAATCCCCCTTTTTTTATGCTATTATATTATTTAAATCTGTTTCTGAAAAACTACTACCTCCTGATTGTTCTTTATTTTGAGTTTGAGTATTATCCGGTGATTTAATAGTTTGTGGTATTGTTTGTTGACTTGTTGTGGCCGTTTTAACCGCTGCGTCTGATGGTGTTGTCGGTGTTACTGGTTTCTGTTGTGGTTGAACTTGTTTCTGTTGTGGTTGAACTTGTTTTTGTTGTGGTTGAGCTTGTTTTTGAGTCCCCATTGGTTTTTTATCAAAAAGGGCTTTAATTGCATTAATCGCACCAAAGGTTGCTTGGTGCCAATTACCATCTTTATATTTTAATGCTCTTTTATCTGTTGCTGTAGGTTTAACTCTAAAAAAATATGTCTGACCATTTTTTTGATAATCATAATTTTTATCGTTATCAGTTATCGTCACTACCTCTTCCTTTAGATATTGGCGTTTTGTTGCACTTTCGTGAATATTTAAAATTCTTTCCTTTTCTTCTTCGGATATAATAAATAAGTTTTTCATAAAATATTTTATTTATAAATATCTTATAATAAAAAAAGAGACCGAAGTCTCTTTAAAACAATCTATATTTTGTTTCCGCGATATAATGATATTTTTTATTACCTAATTTCTCAATCATTTTTTTACCGGTTTTGATTCCATTATAAACGTCTTCAACTACAACATATTCTCGTGGAGTGTGATAGTTATAATATCCGATTGCAAAATTTATACAAGCAAAATCAAAACTATTTTTTAACGCATATACATCGGTATATGGATTGGAATGATATACCGGAGTACTAATGAAACATTCATTTAATATCTCATCACAAGTTTTGAAGAAATCACTATCTCTATCGAACAATTTAGTACCCATACAGTATTCGGTTACCATAGTATTCCCGGGAGCGTCAAATTGAATTCCATATCCAACATTGATGAAGAAATTTGGGTCAGCCTTTTTAGAACCGTGACATCCGGTTTCTTCAGACACAAAAAAAGCGGCTTTTAGATTAGGTAATTCTTTCAGTAATTCTAAACAAGCATAAATACCACATTTATCATCACCACCAATTCCGGTTGGGTTACCTAAATGATTATACGCTTTTAAGGATGGTTTAATCACACCCTGTTCATTTGGTAATGTCTCTTCTTTTACGATAATATTATCTATTGAATGTACCGTGTCCGTATGAGCAATTACACAAGGGAAGTAATCCACAAACTCATCGGTTTGTTTTATTGCGTAAATATTTTGATGTTCATCCACATTAAAAGGAATCCCATTTTCTTCTAACCAATTGATTAGAAATTCAACCATAAAGGTTTCTTGATATGTTTTAGTCGGAACCGACAAAACATCTTTTAATAATTGATAATCTCTTTCCATTAGGCAAAGATACAACAAATTATTTGAATGTTAATGTTTTTTTACGAATTTTTTTATTTTCAAATAATTCCGGAGAAACTAAAAAGTTATTAAATTCATCTTCGGTATAACTTCTTTCTTGTCCTTTACCACCTCCCATATCAACCGCAACGTGAATTTTATTATCCACCGGGTTTATTTTTATAATTTTAAAAGATTTTCCGTATTTAGTTTTATAGTTAGTATCTATCTTATATTTTGAAGTTATTCCTTGATATAATCTAGAATATTCTGAAACGTTAACAAAGTTCTCATCATCTTCCAATCTATCATAAATTTTTTCCAATCTGTTTGTTACGTATGTTTGAAACGAATCATCATCAAAATCAACACAATCAACTTCAAACATATGTTCATCCCACCCTCCAATGTCTTTATCTTTAACTAACTCACTTAACAATTCGGTTAACGTTAAAGTACTATCTTTAACCTGATTATATAATGATAATAAAATACGTGCGGTGGTTAGATATTCTTTCATACATTCTTTTTCCACTAAACCATAATTACTAAAAATACCACATAAATCAGATTGAATCCATTCAACACCACCTCGATTTAAACAATAGTTGTACTCAGTTACCCAATCATCATATATATCACTAATTTCACTGAACATCTCATCCATTAATTCTGCCGCTTTTACTTTGGTATCCTCGTCATTTAAATTACTATATTGGGGTGCAACTAAACTAACAATTTCTTTAAACTTTTGAAGATTTTCATCATTAAAACCATCAATAATATATCCTTGTTTCCATTCTTCATATGCGTGGTGACTATCATAAAAATCATAACTACCATAACTACTAAACATTCTATCAACAAACCATTTATCATTTTCATCTATGTTGAAAATCTTAAAGAAGTCATCAGTATCATAAAAGGTTAATCGAATTAAACTTTTACCCGGATTTGATTCGTTATATGTGAACTTAGTAATTAGGTCATCGGAGTTTTTCATTTCATACGGACCGACTGTACGACCTGAAACTATTTTTACCAATAACTCATATAATTCACTATTACCAAGAATATTATTTATTTGTTTAATTATCTCATCGGGAAAATCTTCAACGAATGTTTTTTTGTTTTTTATATCTTTACCATTCCAATTATAATATTGCGTAACGTCATCATCCAAATACATCATATAGGTTTTGAATCCACCCGCATATGTTGCATTATTATTTTTATCCACGATAAAATAAATATACCCATCTCTAAATTCACCAAACCTTGATTTCATATTTTCCGGAGCGTGATATACGTAAGATTCGTAATCTAAAGGGTTCACAATTAACCAATCATAATCTTCGAAAATGATTCTTGATTCTCCGTGGTTGTCGTTTTCGTTAGGCATAGATATTTATTTTTAAATAAATATAAAAAAAATTTGGTTTTTCAATTTTTTGTATTATCTTTGTACCATAATAATAAGGGGATGACCGGTATTGATTGGTATTGTTAATCATTCGGGGCACGCAGTGAGATGTTCTCTATCACTTAAATCTATGAGTAACAAAACTATAAATGGCAACATTTTAGACAAAATGTCAGCTATCGGTTTAATCCGTGCTGAGGAAGTTGTAGTAGCCTAAGCGGAAACACAACACGGGGTCGATGGACATATAACCTTGCAACAGAAGTCTCTACAAAGGTGTGGTACCTACCCGAAAAGGTACGAGTGGAAGATTAGTTCTCAGTAAACCGAACCACTTAAAAAATAAGGGAATTGTGAAATTTCGGATTGTTAGCTAAACAATGTCCTAAGCGTGTAGTCCTTAATTTTTAAGGTATGCAAGAAAGGGGTTCGATTCCCCTCATCTCCACCAAAAGAAAAACCCATCATTACGATGGGTTTTTTTGTTATCAGTTCAATGTTTATTTTTTAATCTTGTAATAAATCCTTTTTTGCCGGATTTAATTTATTTGTTAATCTATCTAATCTAGAATCCATATTTCTATATACCTCTTCAATATCTTTGTATACACTATCAATTCTTCCATTGACGTATCGATTAGTTTCTTCATACATTTTATCAGTTCTACCAATCTCACCATCAATACGACGATGTAGGTCATCACCTGTTCTATTTATTTCTGTAAAAATATGTCCCTGAACTTGTTCCAATTGAGCACATTTTCTTTTTAATCTGTTAATTTGAATGTACATCATAACCACAACCCCAACTCCCAGTACCCCGAGAACCAAAACTATACCCATAATGAACGATGTTAAATCTACCATAATTTCTGTGTTTTTTAATTTGTTTATTTGAACTGATGGTATAAATATAAACAAAAAAAGAGGTAATTAAATACCTCTTTTCATATCCCGGTCAATGTCCCGGTTCTTAATCGTCTCTCTTTTATCGTAGAGTTTTTTACCACGTGCTAAAGCAATCTCCATTTTAATCAATCCTTTATCGTTCAGGAATAATCGGTATGGGATGATGGTTAAACCGTTTGTGAGTTGATTCTCCAAGTTGTTTAACTCTTTTCGTTTAAGTAACAGTTTTCGGTCCCGAGTTGTATCGTGAGAAGAACCAAACCCATAATCTGAGATGTTCATTCCTTTAACAAATAACTCACCATTATTGAAATAACAATAACCCTCGGAGATGGATGCCTTACCACCCCTGATTGACTTAACTTCAGAACCTACTAGTTGGATTCCACAAGTTTCTGTTTGGAGAAACTCGTACTCAAACTTGGCTTTCTTATTTACTATACTAACTGATTTTTTCATCTTCCACAAATTTTAACATTACCCAACTAGTTCTCCATCGACCCCAATAATGACAGTACGACCATCCATCGTCAAACTCCAAATAACGGTCTTTGACTTTTTCTTCAAGTATTGTTACATATTTGAACCATTTACCGGTCCAATGGAAATCACCCTTCAAGCCACTTACAACAATAAATGGTAATATGGATAATACTTTCCTTTCACGAAACTTATTCGTGAATTCTCTTTCCCAACTATCTGACATTTTTACTTTCATAGGACAAAGATATAACATTAATTTTAATTTACAAAATATTTTCAAATATTCTGACTTTTTAGATTTTTTGAGATATTTATAATAAAGAGATATTATGAACCCAAGAAAAAAAGAAGAAGATAAAAAAGTAAAATTTGGAATCTGTGTTGACCCGGTTATTTACAAAAAAATGGAAGATGAGATGATTAACAAATCTCGCCTGATTGAAACATTATTAAAAGAACATTATGGAAAAAAAGGTTTGTAGTAAATGTAAAGAAGAAAAAGAAGTTTGTGAGTTTGGAAAAGATGATAGATACTTATCCGGATTGAAAAGTATTTGTAAAAAATGTAATAGAAATTATTCTAAAAAAAATTATCAATTAAAACGTGATAAAATTTTAGAAGAAAAAAAAATATACTACATTGAAAATAAAGAACATATACTTAAAACTCATAAAGACTATAGACAAGATAATATTGAAAAAATTAGAAATCGAGACACCAATTATAAAAAAGTAAAAAGAAATAATGACATCTTATATAAATTAAGACAAAATATGAGAGTTCGAACTAAACAATACTTATTATCAGAAAATACAACATTTGAAATTATTGGATGTACTCCGGAAGAATTAAAAAACCATATCGAAACATTATTTACTAATGGTATGACTTGGGAAAATTATGGTGTTTTTGGATGGCATATTGACCATAAAATACCATTATCATTAGGTAAAAATAAAGATGAAATTATTAAACTTTGTCATTATACAAACTTACAACCATTATGGTCTGAAGATAATTTGAAAAAATCAAATAAAATATTATAAACAAAAAAAGGTGTCACATTTCTGTAACACCTTTTGGCTTAATACGATGAGAATACTCGTCTTATTGAGAATCTTTAGAAGTATTATTTCTTCCCTTCATTTCCACCACCTTTTGAGTGGTAATCCTCAGTGACAATTGGTTAGACCAATTACTCCTTAGGGTTTCATCTACTCTCTTATTATTCAACTCTCTTCAACCTTGCGGGCTAACTCAGGATTCGACTCCTTAGAGGTTTTTCGTAAGAATACATTTAGACTTGCGGTCTTCCTGTGCAACGAACGGCTCGTTACTATGTAGTCACCTTTCGACAAAACCCGGTAGACACTTTTGCTTTATATCTGTTAGTATAATTTTTACATTAACCTTGTAAAGTTATAAAGTTTGTAGTGTTGTGGATGTTTTCAGGAAGTGGTCTACCACGAGCTTCGTCTCCTTTTGAGCGACAAAATACTCAACTCCCCGATGAGATGTCCCCATCTCCATACTTCAAGAAATCTTCATATCAACACCTTGGTGGGTGTTTGATAAGGATGATGACAGCACCACCTGTTACTCATCTTATCTTTCGATTTTAAGATACCTTTGGTATTGGAACCCGCAATCATAAAGTTGGATGACTTTATTTCTCACTTGATTCCTATCGCTTCTTTCTTTTGGAGTTCCCTCCTCAACCTGACAATCCACATTGCCCTGTCATTCAACCACGTTTTCTAAATCGTTGACCTCGATACTAAAGGTTGAATGGTATGCGACTTGTGTACTCGAGTCCCATTTCTGAGACCGCAGAACCATTAACACGGGTGGTTCCACTTTAATCCCGGTTTCCCGGTTTATTTAATGACTATACACAGCCAATTATCGTTTTTCAGTTATCTCAGAATCAACCCGAGGGTCTCATCATCAACTTCCTGATGGATAATCCAAAATTTTTAAGAACGTCTGAGGTAATCCTCAATTGTTATACAAAGATAAGTGATTTTTTTCATTTGTCAAGCACTTTGTGTAACTTTTTTTTATTTTTTTTTTGAGAAGAGGAAAACTATACAACGTTTTACGACTCCGGTCAACCTGTTTCTCAAATGTTTGACAAAGGTAAGTAAACTTATTTGAATTGTCAAACTTTTTTTTATTTTTTTTTATTAGTTTTTAGGTGTTGAGCGTCACTCCCTTTTTATGTTAACCATTTTCGCCTGATTAACCCTATTAACTAATATTTTGTGGTATCGGCGGGGTTCGAACCTGCGGCACAGAGTCTTTCGTTACTCCTGCTCTACCAAGGAAGATAAATCTCCCACTGAGCTACAATACCATTATATTTTAGTGAGTGTATGCTCTAACACTGAGCTACTTGCTTTTCATCAAGATACACAAGGACAGGAATTTAACCGTCGACACAACACTCACCTATTTTTTCAATATTTTTAAGAACTTAAAATCACTTTCGCCCCCTGTATAGACATACGTCAGATGCTTAAGGTCAGCCTTAACTATTAAGGGAGCCACCCGTGATTTGTTGTACAAAGATAAGACATTTATTTTTAACTGTCAAACTTTTTTTTACTTTTTTTTATTTAATCACAATATACATCTCGGATGTAATAATTAGTGAACAAATTAATGAAATACGTTTTTTCATCACCGGTCATATTATATTGGAATGAACAAAAATCATTTCCGTTTATATATCGAGCCGATTGTATTTCCTTACTTTTCAAAATTGTAAATTCCAAATCAGTTAATTTGAAATATATTGATTTTTCTGAAGTCAATTCAATCCCGGATTCCAAACGTAATTTGGTACCATCTGTGAATACTATGAATATTTGGTCTTCTTTACTTAAATTACCAATATCCATTCTAATCACCCATAAACCATCACAAGACAATCTACTACCATCCAATCGATATTCCGGAGTCAATGTAAACCATTTTGTTTTATTCAGATTGGAACAAATCATTCCGGTTGGTCCGTGAATCTCAGATTTATTGATACATTTATCAATAACTATTTTTCTACTTTGAGAATATGTTGAGTTTAACGCCAACAATAACGATACTGTTAATAATACTTTCTTCATTACATCACTAATTTAATAAATGCGTGAATAGCCCCCATAAAACAGACTCCTGCTACAAAGTAACTGAAACCAGGGTTTCTACCATTTTCTTGTTGTGTTTTTGCCCCGTATAGGTTTAACCCTAATAACCCTAATTGTACCAATAATATTGTCATAATTTTATTTTTTTTAATGTTTGTAGTCAGGACAGGAATCGAACCTGTAAGGTATAACCACTAAAAGCGTGGAGATGGGGGTCAATTCCTCTTTTACAATACCAACCTGTGAGCGTTTACCATTCCGCCACCTGACTGTTTTGATGTCTTTCCATCAGTCACCCTTTAGATTATGCTCTCTGGACTTTATGGGTAAGCCCTGTTAACCGTAAGCATTTCGGTCTGTC